AGCCAGTGGGCCGAAAGAAAAAGAAGACTGTCAAGCGAAAGCAGCGCAGAGCCGGGTAATTGGTCAAATAGTCGCGCTCGATATCAGGTCGGGATCATGGATGCCTGCTGCGACGACGACATTTCCGATGTGTCTGTTATGACTAGTTCCCAGGTGGGCAAAACAGAAATAATTAACAACGTACTCGGCTTTCACATCGATCAAGACCCGTGTCCGTTGATGATAGTTTTCCCTACAAAGGAAATCGGCCAAGCATATTCAAAGGATAGATTGGACCCAATGATTCGTGACTCAATTGGCCTCGCGGATAAAGTCGCGCCGGTCGGATCTCGAAAACGTGATAACACGGTACTGCACAAAAGCTTTCCAGGTGGGCATGTGACGATTAGTGGCGCGAACAGTCCGGCCTCACTTAGTTCCCGGCCTATTAGAATTGTGCTGTGCGACGAAGTTGATCGCTTCCCTTACAGTGCTGGTGAGGAAGGCGATCCGGAAACATTGGCTTTTAAACGAACGCAAACCTTTTACAATAAAAAGAGAATTGATACATCGTCCCCGACCATTCGGGGCTTGTCGCGGATCGAAAACCGATTCAAGGCTGGTGACATGCAAAAATATTTCGTACCGTGCCATAAATGCGGGCACTGTCAGGTGCTTAAATGGAAACAACTAATATTCAAAAACAAGAAAGGCGACCGAGTAGAGCCTTACTATCGATGCATCAAATGTGATGCACATTGGAATGAATCAGAAAAACGCAAGAATGTTGCTCGTGCCGAGGACGTGAAAGGTGGCGGCTGGAAGGCAACCAATAAAAAAGGCGCACCGGGCCATCGCTCTTTCACCATTTGGGAAATCTATTCGCCCTGGTCAACGATGGATGAGATCGTGGCAGCATTTTATGATGCAAAGGAAAACCCGCTAAAACTACAAACCTTCGTCAATACGGTACTTGCTGAAAGTTGGGAGGAAGGCGGCGAAACGTTGTCGAGCAATAAATTATTTCTTCGCAGAGTTCGTTATGCTGCAACGGTGCCAAAAGATGTGCTTTGCCTTATCGCAGGCGTTGACATCCAGAAAATGTGGATCGAAGGAGAGGTTGCAGGCTTCGGACGCGGCGAAGAGTGGTGGGGCATAGACCATTGGAAAATTCCGGGTGATACGGAATCTGACGACGTGTGGATAGAACTTGCAGAGCGTTTGGAACAAACCTACAAGCACGAATCCGGCCACCTCTTGAAAATCGCTGCCACTGGTATCGATTCGGGTCATAAGACGAATACCGTTTATCGATTCTGCGCAGAGCGATCACAGCGCAGGGTTTGGGCCATGAAAGGCAGAGGCGGCGAAGGCGTCCCAATCGCATCAGCGCCGACAAAGAAGAAAACAACAATCCCAGGAATGCCCGTTGATTTATATACTGTAGGGACAGATCAAGCAAAATCGACTATTTATTCGCGCCTAAGATTGAACCGACCGGGTCCGGGCTATTGCCATTTTAATCAGGACTATACGGAAGCCTTTTTTGAGGGGCTCACATCCGAAAAAGCATTGACCGTTTATACAAAAGGATTTCCGCGCGTCATATGGAAGAAACCGCCGGGCGTACCAAATGAGCCATTGGACATCCGCGTTTACCAATACGCTGCCTTGTCTATTCTTAATCCCGTTTGGAGTGCGTTGCAAAAGAGGCTAGAATCTGACCCACCGCCTGAAATTGAAGCAAAACCGGATGAGGAACCGAAAAAAAAACGACGCAAAAAAAAGCGCAAACGCCGTTCCGGCTTTGTTGGAGAATTGACTAAATGACACTTATAGAATTGCCGCGTCGAATAACCATCGGGGATACGGTTACCTGGGATGAATCCCTGGCCGAATTTCCTGCTGGTAGTTTGTGGGTGCTGTCGTATAGTTTTACCGGGCCAAATGCGCGGTTCGCGAGTACTCATGCTGCAGTTGGCGATGACCATAGAATTACCATCGACACCACCAAATTGGAAGTTGGGCATTACGACTACGCCAAAAAAATAACCGATGCCTCGGAAACATTTACTCTTGAGCGCGGCTTCGTCGATGTTGATCCAGATTTATCAGCCGATGCAGCCGGGGTTGACCGTCGAAGTTATGCGGCCATTGCCCTGGAAAACATTGAAGCCTTACTTAAAGGCAAAGCCACCAAAGACCAGTCTAGCTATTCATTAAATGGCAGAGCGTTGTCCAGGTATTCGATTGATGAACTGAATGAATGGCGCGCAACACTTCGAGTGGAGGTCAGAGACGAGAGACAGAAAGCAAGAAGACAAGCAGGCGGGAAATCACATCGTAACGTTCATGCGAGCATGAGCAGTGCTGTTCGTTAATAAATTAAAAAGCCTAATTCCTGTCAGTAGGAAACGTGCAAGTCGCGCTGCCCGGAAATATGCTGCCGCTCAAATTGGGCGATTACAGCAAGGCTGGATAACGCAGCCGCAATTGATCGACTTTGATATTCGCGCCGGCTTGACGACCTTGCGCGCTCGATCCCGCGAGGAAGCCCAGAACAATGGATATTACAAAGGCTTTTTGCGTGACCTACAAGAAAATGTCGTCGGAGCTCAGGGTTTCCAGCTCATAAGCAAACCGATGGACTCAGATACCCTGGTCGATGTCGAGGCAAAAAATAGTATCGAGCGACATTGGAAA